AGCCTTGCACCGAGCAGTCGGCGATGGTTCACGACCAAGCAAGGCACGCGGAAATACCGCAAGACAGGAGAAAACAAATGAGCAAAAAACTTTATGCATGGAGAGATTATTCTTGCCGTAATTGCAAGGATATGTTTAAGGGAAATGACCTCCTGCTGGTACCCAGCGGGTGGAATTATGACTTAAGACTATGCGTTGCTTGCTACAAATCACTCACCTCCTACGAAGTATTAGGAGCAAGCAAATGAAAGAGTGGACAACATACTGGTATGTATGTACATCATGCGATACCTCAATGGAAGTAACCACACGCAGGGAAAAGAATCGTGCGCCTCGATGCACATGCAAGAGAAGCCATGTAGTTCTATGCCAGCAAACCCCATCATTACTTAAGACAGGAGAAAGCAAGTGATAGAAATAACTGAATGGCAATTAAAGGTATGCATCAGGGCGCTAACAGCCTCGGCTGACCAAGAAAAGAATGACTCAACTTTCGGGTCAGTTCTTATTGACTTAATACACAAGACGGGAGAAGTAAATGCCTGACCCATTATGGATGTCGGGGGACGATGTTGCCCTCGGTAAAGATAAAGAAGATACAGAACCAGAGTCACAATACGACACACTAGAGGAGATGTACGGCGATGACTAAGACAGGAGAACAAACAATGGAACTGCAGGTTGGTGCATTATTTAAGACAGAAACAGCCTACGACAAAGATATGAACATTACCTACGATGGGCAAGAGGTGCGGGTTATCCTGCACTGGGATGACCACGATGGATTCGACATCCAATGGCTAGACCTGCAAGGGCGCTGGATAGATGCACCTGCATGGGCGGATAAGATTGAGGAAGAGGGGCAGATGAGCATCGGCTACTTCCTTGATTCACTTGAGGCACACACAAAGAAGGAGACACCATGACCACATACATGCAGTGCTTAGGTTGTGGCACAGTCGTAGTGAACCCCAAGATTATTAACTTCATGTATGAGAAATGCAACTACTGCACGCAGGTGCAGAGAGAGCAAGAGGAGAGGGCAATAGATACCTATCTCCACGAGCAGGCAGAAAAGGAACTGGAGAAAAATGTTTAATAACTTAAGACAGATTCATCCCCATGCCCGACTGTGGATTGTATCCGCCATCGCACTTGGCTTGGTACTCATGTTCAAAGAGCCAGCCACTTTCATCGTTAAGCCACCACATGGCAAGGTGATTGCTTACTATCAGAATGATTACCAAAGATATGCAGTTGATAAACTCATCGAGAAGAACATGTTGGAGCAGTACCCATGTCTCTATGAACTCTGGATGCGCGAGTCAAACTGGAGGCCAAAGGCCAAGAACAAAGAGTCTAGCGCCATGGGAATACCACAGTTACTCAATAGCACATGGGAGAACATCAAGGTAAAGCCAACTTGGGACGGCTACAAGCAGGTGGATGCGGGCTTGCGCTATATCAAGCACCGCTATGGAAGCAACGGAATATGCAAGGCATACGCTCACCACTTAGCGAAGGGTTGGTATTAAGACATGAAATACTTTAAGCCACAGTTTCACACTGTGATAGCGCACGATAGACTGCGCAATAGAAAAAGATTTTACGAGCGCTGGATTCTCAAGTACAACGCCAAGTTATTTGATGGGGCTAACTGCCAAGGGATAGATACCGAACTGTTCTATCCACCGAAGGAGAAGTTCGACCCAAGCGAGGAGAAGTTATTCACCCGCATGTGCAACAACTGCATAGTTAAAGAGCCATGCTTAGAGTGGGGCTTAATACATGAAAGGTTTGGAGTATGGGGTGGGACGACACCACCAATGCGCTCAAGATTGAGGGCGCAACTTGGTATCTCTGTCGCAGACCCGCAACATAATCCATGATACAATAAGGACGAAGCCCGCTAGATTCTCTCCTGTCTCTGGCGGGCTTTCTTATGTTCTATCTATGTAAGCCAAGTTCCCTTGAAAGCATAAAGACTTCATCACTTAAGTCATCAAGAGTTCCATCGTTATAGATAACATGATTAAACATGTAGTTATCCATAGCATGTTCAGATGCATGACCATTGACTGCGCTGTGATTGCGCCTGTTGATACGCCACACAACACCGCCAAGTTTTCTAATTGCATCAGCCTCGTTAGGAAAACGCACATCAGATACAACAACTCTATCTTCTGTATTAAGACCTGATAGTGCTATGTTCACCCAGAAATCTTGGCCAAACATCTTGCGCCCTACCTCTGTGCCAAGCACCTGCAACAAGCGCCGTACCTCTGGCTCACGCTTGGCTACATCCCAGCCGTAATCATCAACGCGATGTGATAGATGTGTGATGCTATCGAGTTTAGGATTCAACCGAAGCAACACCTCACGCATAGGGTCAGCGAAAGCAATACGCCGATAGTTGTAATTAAGACATAACAATTCTGCCGTGCTGTCTTTACCTGATTGTGCGTATCCACTTAGTCCGATAATCATTCTGGTACCTCACCTTTCCTTGGTCGGCGGTTCCATACTGGCTGTTCTCCACCGAGTCTGTCTTGTAGTTTAACCAAAGCACGCTTGACTCTCTTACGCATAGCCTCTTCGGATATGTTGTAGGTTTCAGCGAGCGCACCAAGTTCCATGCCACCATCGTCATAACGCAAGCGCAACAACTCTTGGTCAGCCTCATTTAGTTTCTTAAGACCCGAAGCCACATCAGATAGCAAGGCCATACGATTGCCACCTTCGCTTGGTTTAGATGAGCGTGATACAAATTCATTACTTAAGTCAGGAGTATCTGTCCAGCCTTGGTGTGTCCACACATCACGCAATAGTTCATGCAATACCTCATGTGAGTAGTAGAAACTGTCAGACATGGGCGAGCGCGAGTAACGCTGTCTCTCTTTTGCTGCATACTTCTGTGCCTCATTGAAGAAAGTCTTGCGTAGTTTGTACTTAAGACTATCCTCTGCTTCCCATTGTTCTATCTTGTGCCAATGTTCCAGCGCCCACAAGGACATGTGCTGATACAAATCATCGGTAGTTACAAGGCCACGATGGATACGATTACCACGACTGGCAACCTGCTTTGCTACTGCGTAGATTGTTTCCCATATCTTATCTTGCTCGTCACTCATTCTTTAATTTCCTCATCGCCATTAGTAGGTCATCAACTGTAATCAGGTAGCCCTTGCTTTTATTCGGGGGAATCTCGCAGGTAATCTCACGCCCGAACTCTTTGATTGCGTACAACACATGGCTCGTAGGTACTATGAGTACGCCCTTCTCTAATACGAAAGCCCAATACTCTGCCTCAGTTACCATGATGCCCGATGGTTCCCAAGACTTGGACTTCATAAACCAACATTCAATTTCAATGTAAAGATTATTAGTAACCCACCATTTGCGGTCACGCTTGACTTCAACTTTCTTTCCCTCTGTAAGTAACTCTTCTACTAACTGCTCGCCTTTTCTACCGAATCCAAAGTCTAAATCAAATGATGAGTTCTTTACCATGTCTTAAGACCCAACGCGTTTGCGCAAGCCTTCCGCCCCTTCTTGTAGGTAAACATCGTTTACATCGCAGTTCTCTGGCATGAATACGGGGAATACATTGTCGAGTTCACGAGTTATATTCTTAGCCATCTCTCTGCCAGCATTGTCCCCGTCACAGAACAACATAATCTTTTCCCAATCAGCCAATACCCGTGAGTAGAAAGGCTTCCAGTTGTTTGCCCCTGGCAACCCAACTGCTGCAAAGCCCACCTGTGTAGCGATGATTGTGTCTATCTCTCCTTCACATATCACAAGCACATCAGCATCCTGTTCAAGTGCTGTGACATTGAAGATGTGTGTGCTTGCCCCAGGTCGAGAGAGATACTTCGGCCCTGCATCATTGGCCAAACTACGAAAGCGGATGTCAATTACTCCCGATGGGGTGATGTATGGGATAGCCAACTTACCTACATATAACTCATGTCCTGTTTCAGGATTCGCCACGAAGCCGAGGTGGAACATACGCGCCGTTTCTTCCGTTATACCGCGACTCTCCAGATACGGAAGAACTTCTGCGAGGTTTTGCTCGTAGTTCTCCGTTGCTTTCGCCAGTAATTCTCTCTGCGATTTTGATAGCCTCGCCATAATTGACTCCTTCTTTCTTCATAATCAACGAATAGACATCACCTGACATGTCACAGGCAAAGCATCTGAATCCACCCTTGTCAATGTTGAGTCGGGCTGACTTAACCTTGTCGTTATGGAAGGCACAACGAACTGTGACCCATCCCTCACGCACAGGTATATTGAAACCGTAGTGTTCTAGTACCTTTACGATGTCATGCTTAGAGTTTTGGGAGGACATTGCTGAGCCTCTGGACAACATAAGCATCACCTGTTCCCTTGTTGCTGGCTTTGATAATGACCAACGGAGAAGGTGCTATCAGTAGGCGCTTGGCTACACGATAGTTCTCTGCCTCCACATCTGCCTCACGCAACCAACCCGATAGGTCAATGCGCCCGTCACGCCGTGGTGCCTTGGCTTCAATCACATAGGTATCGTTTACTGTCTTAAGAAAGACATCGCCAATATCATTGCGACCTGCGCGAGGTAAGCGTTGTGCTTCATACTCCAGTTCAACAAAGTAATCTGCTAGGTCTATCTCCCAACCCGCACCTCTACGCTTGTTTGCTATCTGCTGATTGCTCACGCTCTCTCCTCTCTGCTAATTCAACTGCTGCCCAGTACAGGTTGTAGTAGGCATCGTCTAATGAGAATCTCTTCATGTGCTTGACCAACGCTGCTGTGTTGGCATAGACTGGAACACCAGCCTTACGCACCTTACGGAAGAAGGCTATGTCCTCACCGATAAAGTTCTCGCCACGCTCGTTGCGCTCACCAAACCAGAAGTCATCTGGGAAGTGTTCATTGAGTGCCTTAATAACAGACTTATGTATTAAGACAAGACCAAAGCCTGCGTTATCTATCTTGATTACTTGATTGCGTGGCAATGGGTGAAGGTGAACCTGTTGGTATTCAGTCTCGCCATCATTAAATAGCACAGGCATAGGTTGCATCAGAGTGCCTTCGTTCTGCTTGCTGATAAAGTACACACCTGAAACGATAGGGCGATTAACCTTGTCGGCGGTATCCCATAGCATCTTGAGTACCTCTTTGGTCAGCACAATATCTGAGTCAACCCATAGTGCCCAGTCTGTTCCAACCTTTTCCCACATCTCAATGGCTGCTTGTCGTTGGCGTGCAATCTGATTACCCTGCACACGAATAGCATTATGAATAGGTACGCTTCCAGTAATCATGGTATAGACAATGCCTTCCATGAACTTACCATCTACCATACCGTTGTCACACCATATAATCGAAAGAGTTTCTTTATTACTATGCGCCATCGTTAAACACCTTATCTGAGTGGTCTAGTACCTGCATTGCGTTCTCTGCCAAGTCTTTCCAAGCATCACCCATTATCTTTAGGTTGATTGCGACTTGTTCTGTACATTCTTCTCCGTGGTTGTCGAGGAGGTGTTGAGCCATTTGGCTAACATAATCAGCAAACTGGAGGCACTCCAACCATACTGCGGAAGGGTCGTAGATTTTTCTTGTCGCCTCGTCAATGTGTTCCATAAAGTCTGGAAGTTCATTGAGTATTGCCTCCTTCATTTGTGGTGTGAGGTTTGCTTTCATCACTGCTTCCGTCATCATCTCTGGAGTCAGGGAGAGTTCCGCCATGAGAGAGTGTGTGATATTCATCTTCTGAAAGGTCTTTGAACCGACCCGTTTTTTCTTCCTGCCAAACATAAGTTTTCCACCCAACTGTCCATGAAAAGTTTTTCGGTATGAACATTAACTGTGCCTTTATGTCTGCAAATAGTGTCTTAGTTGGCACGGATAATTCTTCTGATTCAGCCACAGCACGCAGTTCTCCTGCGTTCTCGACTACCTTAAGGTTCCATTTACTCATTGCTGTATTAAGTCCAAAATCTGCATACTTGCAGGGTCGTAAGACAGCCACACAGGTGAAGCACCCATGGCATCGGCTGGTCCGTATCGGTTCTTAACTGCACACACACCCATAGATGCTATCTGTCCGTGTACTGTGAGTATCAACGAAGGAGTCTGGGCAATCTTGCCATGCAACGCAGAGCGTGGAGGACAAGGATTGCCTGGGACACCTTCACTTGTGTGATGGCAAACAACTACAGCAGCGCCAGTATCTCTAGCCCACCACTTGAGTTCACGCATGAGTGTGCGTAGTCCGCCGTACTCATCTTGTCCATCAAGGGTTACATCTACTGCGTTATCAAGGACGATGAGTTCAACATCTCTACCTAAACGCTCACGACTTGCAAGGACTGCATCCTCAACATCCTTAAGCGTAGGTGCAGAATCAAACTCCCAAAGGATATGGTCGGCAGGCTTGAGCATTTGTGCTGCCCATTGCCTATCGCTTTCCATCATTGGTTCTACATCGTTCTGTGGTTTGCCTGTCAACATAGCGAGCAAACGCAAACTCATAGTGTGTGAGTGTGTGTCTGCGGAAATGTATAGCGTTGGGACACCAGCATGTACTGCAAGAGATAGGGCAAGTGTTGATTTACCTGCCCCTGGTGGTCCCGCAATCATGCTGACTTCCCCCCGCCGAAACGCTATCTGTTGTGCAGCAAGGGTATGCCACACCGTTGGAAGCGTGGCACCTCCCTGCGATGCAGTTTTAATAGCACGGGATAGAAGGCGCATGGATTATGGCTGTGCCTTATGTGAGCAAGCCTGACCCTGTGGCTTAGGGCATGCGTAGAACGCACGGTATGGCTTACCTGTTGACTTGGAGATACCTGCTGCAACAAAGCGCATTGGTCCACCACCGCATGCACAATCAGGTGCTTGGCCTGATACTGCTTGTGGTGCTGGTGCTGCTGGGCGCTGTACTGCACCCTGATGTACAACCTGTGCGCCTTGGAAGGCTTCTTGAATTGTGTTAGTTGCTCCTGCAGAACGAGCCATGCTTTCTGTTGTTGCTTCAAGGTCAACCAATGCAGCAAGTCTCTGACTTAATTCATCAATCAGTAGGTCAAGTTCTGCACCTGATGATGCACGAAGGTTGATGAGCATGCCGTCTTTCTTGGTTTTCCAGTTAATCTGGATTGGTGTGTTTTCGATGTTACTCATTTGTTTCTCCTAGTTCAGGGTAGAGGTGAGAGTCTTTGCCTTTTACTGCATAGCATGCATGGTTGACTGAACAAGTACCGCACATAAACCCAGGTTGTGGGATGAAGATATTGTTATCAACTGCAATCTTGAATCCTTTGACATGTGTAGCCAAACGACTTTCTGTGTAGTGGTCTAACTCTACAGGTTCAGTAAGTTCACCTGTGCGAGCCATCCAGTATGCGCCCTTGACTGGGCGGATGCCCATTGTTTTCTCTGTCAAGATTGCGTAGGTACCCAACTGGGTATATGTGACTGGTGCTTTGCTTGATGTCTTAATATCAATCACAGTCAGTTCACCATCGGGCGATACCATGAGGCGGTCAAGGAACCCCTTCATCTGTACACCACCAACATCTGTATTAAGTTCTGTTTCAATGGCGTTGGCTCCATCAGGCAACTGATACAAACTGTATCCACTTGTCTCACGAAACTGAACCCAGAAGTCAAGCATCTTAGGTCCATTCTCTAGCCACCACGAAGCATCCTCTTTGTTTGGGTATGCTTTGCTTGAGCGCCCACCAGCACGGAACGGCATGCCATTGTCGGCGAGTGTGTAGTTCGCTTCCCAGCGCTCTGCAAAGACAGCGCGTGAGTCAAACGAATCTCCAGGTTGTAGGGCATCGAATACTTCGGTACCCTCGTGCAAGGACTTACCCCCTACAAGCCAGTAGGATGGGTTCTCCTGTACTTTCTGAATACGGGTAAGGTAGAACGACCAGCCACAGTTAAGCCATGTTGACATGGCGCTGTGGGAGATGTAGTTCTTCCCAGTCTTTTCTTCTAGTGTCATGTTACTTCCTTTCAATAGAGGAGATTACTGCACAAAGTCTCTTCTATTCTGCGACACGCCAAGGATAATTACAACGGTGCAATTTACAAAAATTTCACTAGACTCCTGTTCGTGCAGAACGGAATAATTGTAGGCTGGTTCTTGCGTAGGCGTAAGCCGAAGCAAGCAAGGGCTAACTATCGTGGTTTGCCTACGCATGCTTGTCCTTGTGGCGAAAAGGTTTTTCGTATCCTTGCCACCTTTGATGATTATGAAATTTCTATGTATGGTTTAGATGCTGAGTGCAACTCATGCGGTGCGCTCTTGACTGCCCCTTGCGAAGTTGACCGCGATGCCAATATATGAATTTAAATGCTTAGCCTGTGGCATACAGTATGAATCAACCAGAGAGATGGGCGACACGATTCCGCCCTTGTGTTGCGGAGTTAGCATGGAACGCGTATGGTCTGCGCCAGCGGTGAAGTTCAACGGGACGGGATTTTACAGCACAGGAGGGTAAGTTTCTTGACTTGATGGGGAAGCGGTCAAGGAAAAACAAAAAGCCCCCGCAACCAGATTTCTCTGGAAGCGGGGGTTCTTTGTGTCTTAAGACTGTGTTACTTCTTTAGGCCAAACTCTTTTGCTGACTTGTCAAAATACTTAGCCATTGGTCCAACGAAACCAGCGATGAAGGCGTAAGCCAACTTCTTAGGTTCTGTCTCACCAGCCATGTACATTGCAATTACTGCTGCACCTGCAGCACGAGCATAGGTAAGTGCTACTTGCTTGATTGTGTTGATGTCCATTGTTTCTCCTTAGGATTTAAACACTGGCTTGCCGAAGCCAACCACTGTTACTGCCTGTGACTTGCGTAGTTTGGAACCGTTCTTCTTCTTGAAGGCTCGCACCTTAAGACAGACCTGACCACCATTGCGCTGGTCGCCTTTCTTATCTGGTGCTGTGTTGCCTTCAATACATGTAACTGTGCCATCGCCATTGTCCTTGACAACAATGCCGACATGACTAATCCTGTCTAAATTATCGTTTGGGAAGTCAAAGAACACGATGTCTCCTGGTAGCGGTGTAGCGGTGTCGCTTGCCAACTCCCATTGACCTTTCTTCTCAAATGCTTTAGCGCCTGCAACTGTAGATACGCAGTTAGGAATCTTGAGTCCTACCTCGTTAGCACACCAGTTAACAAATGACCCACACCATGGCAGGAAGTTAGCCTTAGTGAAGGCACCGTATTTGGTTTCGTTATCTTTTGGTCCTTCGATATATCCAAGTTCTGCTCTGGCTGTTTCAATAAACTTTTTACGCTGACTCATTATCTTCCTTCTTTGGTTTGTCTTTTAGTCCGTTGCCTGCAAGCACTGCTCCTAGGCTTCCTGTAAGAAATACAGTAAGCGTAGTAAGTAATTCAATGAAGGCTCTATCATTTGGTGCTTGTTCACCCAGAGGTTGTGTTACAAATATCAATGCCCATAGGATTCCAAAGACTGAGCCTAGGAATACCACTCCTAGTATTGCTCCAATAAAAACAACAAGTCTTGCTTTAAGTTGCTCATTAGTAAATCTTTGCCTAGCCATTAACTATCTCCTCTGGGATTATATCTTTTGTGCAAGAACCAGTTGAGATGCATTGGGGTGGATTGCACTCTGGCTTATCCCAGTTCTCATATTCTTGACAAGGGTATCTAACCCAACCTTGATAACCGCAACCACTAAGAGTTATTGCGAGCAAGAAGGATGCGATAAATTTCTTCAACTTGTCGTTCCAATCTTGTAACAGAATCTTTTAAACTTGAGCCAGAATTTGGTTTAAGTTCATATAGGTAATGCTTAACTAACCAGCGCACCGCTGCACTAAAGCCAGCGATGATGGTCATAACGGATACGGCTATTGCAGCCCACTCAGCAGGAGACATTATTTTCCTTATAGTTTAGACAACGGTACGGGCGACTATGTTCACAATTCCACCATAGCCAGAGAATCCGACTTGAGGTGGAGTTATTCTTGTAAATGTAACTTGTTCTACCACCGCTTCGGTAGGTTCGCCACCAGCGGTGAAGTCTTGGATGATGACAGTTTGACCCTGTGCTTCGAGTTGTTCGAGGGCTTGGATTCTCGATAGCGCATAGCCATCAAAGCCAACTATCTGTCGGTTTCTATCTGTCTCTTTGTCGAAACAAAGGATAGGAATCTGTAGAACACGAGCGCGGGTAGGAGTAGGCAGAGCCTTAATAGAGTAACCAAGCATAGTCGCGCCAAGGGCAGTATCAGTCGAGTTACGGTTAAGGCGGAAAGTGAACTGCGCTTCGGCTCCAACATCCGTAAAGACAGAAGCAAGGTCATAGTCGTAGATTTCTGTGGTGCCTTCGGTAACTGTCTTGAACGCTTCGTTAACACCATTAACTGTCCTTAGAATATCAATGTCACCTTGTAGTTCACCATCAAAGCGAATCTTTAAACGCTTCCATGCTTTGTTTTCAAAGGTATCAAAGCGAATAATACCTACGGTGAACTGACCAGACTCTACAAGTTTAGTAGGCTCTTCAATCCACAGGCCAGAGTTTTCTACAGTAAATGCTTTGCGCCCATCTGGAAGAGTTGCAATGGACCATACAGCACCTGTTGTAGTGGATGCATAGACATCTTTAGCATAGGCATAGCCACCTGTTGATAGGGGTGAGCCAAGGTTAAAGCGGATAAGTCCTGAGTAACCATCAATTTGCCCAGCCACACCTGCCCAGACAAATTCATTACGGGCTGTGAAGGCATAGACATTACCGTTAGTCTCAAAGATAATTGGTCCGTAAGACAGATTAGAGTTATCGTCAACGATGGCCACACGCACGCCTTGGCTTGTACCAACCATCACAAAGGTACCAAGGTAGCCATAGAGTGATGTCAGAATCTCACCTCGTGGGAGGATGAGGACTGTGGACATTGTGCTAAGTGAACCAGCGTTATCAACTGTAATCTTAAAGGCTAAGCCCTGGTCGCCTGAGTAACCACCGACATAGATAGCACCGCTTGATTCTGTTACCGCTGTAAACTGGAATCCAATAGGCAGGGTAGTAGAACCGTTGACTGCAGTAAGGGTGCTGAGGTTAATGCTTGAGCCTGTGTTGCGGTTGAGTTCATAGACAAATGTATTCTTGTTAATATCTGTATATGCAAGGATGAAGCGCTGTTTAACATAAGCAATGTTTGCACTGGCAGCATTGGCTGAGTTGATTGCATAGTCTTGGTGTAGGGCAGGGGAAGCAGCATCAAATGAATAGCGCCATACCTTGGTAGGTGTAACCAACATTAAGTCGTTACCACCCATGGCTCCCCACAGGATAGTCTCAGTAATCTGGCTATTGTTAATGATGGTAGTTTCTTGTCCATCAGATATGCGTATTCTTAAGACACGAATAGTTTCGGTAGATGCACCTGTTACCTTGATGAGGTAGTCAACGCCAGCAATAGTTGTGGAGAATACGCCAGCACGGGAGGATGAGCCTTCTTGTAAGTATGTATCCTTAAGCAGGCTAACCTTGCCTGGTTCCCAGATGTCTAGCCCAACGCTATCTACATAGCGGAAGCGAACTTCCTCTGGAGTGCCAACGATTGGCTCTTGGTATGTGATACCTGCGCCAAGGTGGAAGGATGACTGAGAACGAATCCAGTAACCAGAACCAGAGAGTGACTGCTCACCTGGGTCACGCGAGTTATCAAAACGCTGAGTACGAAACTCTGCAGTTTGACGGCGGTAAGGTGTCTGGTCTGTAATGGCATAGATAAACGGAAGCGAACCAATAGCCACATCAAACTTGTATGTGGTTGGGTCATAGTATGCGGAGGCGCGACCTGAAAGGTCAATAATCACGCGCTCGGATATATCGGGCGGTCTGCTCGTAGCCATGCTTCTCCTTGTTTAAGACATAAAAAATAGAGCAGTTTATACACATGCTCAGGTGAAGTATTTATTTATTAGTTGTTTGTAAGTGCAACGATTTCATCGCCAGATAGACCAAGTGCTTGCAACTTAGCCTGTGCTGACAACTTAGCATCTGCCTTAGCCTGCTCTGCAGCCTCACGCTCTTGGCGCTCTAACTCTGCAGCAGCAGCATCAATACGGCGCTGCTCAATCTCATCAGGAGTCAGGTCAATGTATTGCTGAGTTCCTGCTGCTACATCTACTACGAGTTTCTTTGGTACATCACTCATTGATAATTGCCTGCCAATCTGCTAGTTCTTCGTTCCATGTGTACATGACTCCATCATTTGGGTATGGAACAGGTGCTTCCCAAACGCAAGTATCTTCATTAAGTAGCCATGATTCGTATGGCTTAGGTGCGATGAAGGCATCGCGCCCTGCATCATAGGTATAACCAATGCCAGCAAAGTTCTTACGGATGTTTCCATTGTAAGAAGTCTTTACCCAGGTTCCACCTAGTGAGTTCATAAAGGCTTCGCCTTCATCTGGCTCGCTGTTATTTCCAACGAGTACACGGAGAACTGTGTTGTTCTCGTCAATCTCTGCCCAATGTGACATTTTCTATTCTCCTTACGCTATTGGGTATCTAATAATAACAATTCCTGAACCACCTGCACCACCATTTGAATTAGGTGGGTTGTAAGTAGAACCACCACCACCACCACCTAAATTAATCCCGCCATTACTTCCAGCACCGCCAGAGTTATTGGCATTTCCACCGCCACCAGAACCGCCATTTCCAACGCTTACATTTCCAGCATTAAGAATTCCACCGCCACCACCGCCAGCATAGGTGACAGATGTTCCTGAAATAGAGTTGGCTAAACCATTACCGCCATTACCACCAAAGCCAGCAGAAGCGTTAGCACCAGCCGCACCAGCACCACCACCGCCACCTGCTGCCTGTTGTCCTGAAGCGTTACCAACACCTGAACCACCATTGTTACCTTGACCAGATGGCGTTGCAGTTCCACCAGCAAATGTTCCTGATGCTTGACCACGACCCGAACCACCGCCACCTGAACCACCAGCACCGCCTAATAGCCCTGCGCCTCTACCGCCTAGACCACCGCCAGCAGATGTAATTGTAGAAAATATGGAACTAGAACCTGCGGTTGGGTCACTCACATTTATAATGCCACCAACTCCACCAGCGCCTACTGTTACTGCGTAAGGCGTAGCAAGAATGGATAGTGGTGAACCACCAATACTTGTGCGATAACCACCAGCACCGCCACCACCGCCTGCATCAGCGCTTGCTCCACCACCACCTGCCACTACCAAGTAGTCACAGGTTAATTCAGTTTGCGGGGTGAATGTGCCAGATGAAGTAAATGTATGAATCCAATAGGTTCCATCATTTTCAATGATGTTGCCACCAGTAGCCTTAGGTGCAACTGTAGGTGTAGTGCCAAGGGCTGCTATGCCATAGAGTGAAAAGGTGCTGTTAACAGTCCACCCAGTGCCATTAACAGGCGCTATATTGATGCTTGATATTGCTGCAGTACCAGTCCAAATGTTAGACACAAAAGCCATATAAGCAGTAGAAGAATTGTTTTCTGAAACACCATCAGATGATATAGATTTTTGTATTCCAGAAACTGAGTAATTAGGAATATATATTTGAGAATTACCAAATGTGTTTGCTGTTGCGGTAGCATAACCTGTATAAGCAGTATATGCATAATTGTTACCTGTTGTATCACTACCAGTAGCGCTGCCTGTTCCAAAAATTCTACGATAAGAATAGTTGTTGGCGGTATCTCCATTAAATTGCAATGCAGGAGAATCATTAGTTGCAGCAGCATTTAAGCCACGAGCGCTAATAACAATCTTCAAATCGGTATAGCCAGTTTGTGGGATGTTGTCAAAGGTTATAGATGCTGCGCTTTGAGAGAGTTCAATAGTCTCCAGTAGTACATGATTTTCTGCCATTATCTATCTCCCTTATTTCGCATATCTAACGATGACAATACCTGAGCCACCTGCACCAGCGGTGAAATTGGGATTCCAAATACCACCGCCACCGCTACCTGTGTTCACAGTTCCAGCAGATGCTGTGGTTAAACCACCTTCTCCACCACCACCTGCTCCACCTGCTCCGCCTGATTTAGGGTCAGAACCACCACCACCACCGCCTGCGCGAGTTACAGAAGTTCCGTTAATTGATGAAGCAAGTCCTGCCCCACCTGCTCCTGCTACAAGAGTTGAGTTTGCGCTACCACCAACGGCACCTGCACCACCACCACCAGCAGCAGCGTATGCAAGATTAGAAAGACCACCTGAAGTGCTACCACCAGCATTGCCTTGACCTGAAGGGGATGCTGCTCCACCTGTTCCAGTCCCAAAATTATAGGACCCCGAAGCACCACCACCTGAGCCACCAGCGCCACCGTTTGTATTAAAATTGGTTCCTCCACCACCGCCACCACCAGTTGAAGTGATAGAACCAAACACGCTATTAACGCCGTTAGTTCCACTTGTATAAGCGCCACCAGCGCCACCTGCTCCGATTGTTACTGTGTAGTTAGTATTGGCTGTTACAGAGAAACCATCAGCAGTTTTGTAACCACCAGCACCACCACCACCGCCTGCAAAGGAACCACCTCCGCCACCGCCTGCGATGACAAGGTAATCACAAGTTAAATTTTGCTTAGGTACAAATGCACCTGATGCACCGAAGGTGTGGTACCAGTAATTAGCATCTTCTGTAATGATACCGCCAGTTGCTTTGGCAGCACCTTGGTCAGCATTGGCAATTCCATATAGTGAGAATGTGGAGCCTGCAAGAAAGTATCTGCCATCTTGTGAATTTGGAAACAAAGATATTGTATTGATAGCAACAGTTGAATTAAATGTACAGGCACTGGCATCAAGTCCAGCAGAGGTAACACTGCCCCTAGACATAAAAGTTTTATTTGTTGTCGTATTGGAATAATTCATTATGTTAATAATATAGTTTGCAGTAAGAGATGTTGGCATAATGGTAGTAGTCCAAGAAGGCCAAAATGCAGTACGGCTACCGCCTCTACTAGAAGTCGCTGACGAACCATTTCCTTCAAGAACTGTTTGAGAATAGATTGACCCAGTATTAACAGAGCCATTTCCAGCACGAAGATTTAAATAGTCAGCGTTTGAGATACCGCAATTAGCAACAATAACCAAATCTGTATAACCAGATGGGATGTTTGTAAAGTTAACTGTTGTAGTAGAAGTTCCACTTGCGGTAACTTTGTCTAATTCAACATAAGTATTTGGCATATTACTTCACCCCGTATAGTGAGAATTGTGAGTATTGTGCAATAGTTTGTGTGCCATCACCCATTGAAAAAGAAATTGAATTTATAGCAGAAGTATTCATCCATGCACCTGATTCTAGGCCAAGATAACCACCACTGCTGGTATCTGTTCCCATTAAAATTCTAGTTGTTTTATTTTTACTTGTGTTTGCATAATCTAATATATCAATAATATGACCAGCAAATTGAGAAGAACCAGAAAGACCCCAAATTGCAAAAGATGGATTTGCTCCAGTAGGTATGTTTGGTACAACTGAAGAACCTGTTCCATATATTGCGTGATTACTATAGTTTGTTCCAGTATCACCATTAAAGCGCATATAAAAATTTGCTGTATAAACATTTGTTAAAGTATTTTTTGCAATGGCTCTAATTTGTAAATGCTTATAGGTATTTGGAATACCAGCAAAAGTGACTGTTGCTGCACCACCTGCAGGTACAGTTACTGTAGCCAATGCATCGTATGCACCCTCAGGACTCCAGGGTGGTGTAAGATTGCCACTAATACCAGAGGCAATAACTCCAGTTAGTATTGGGGACATTAGGCGATGTCACCCACAATGTAGAATACTGTGGCAGATTCAGCCACGATTGTTGCTGCTGAGTAGCGGGTTCTCAACTTAGGGGCAGTTGCTGTAGCACCAGTAGAGTTGATTGTAACTCCAGCGCCCTGAGCAAATGTAACCTGACCAGCACCCTTTTGGATGACAGTGATTCTATCGCCAGCAGAAAAGACTGATGGTGGAACTGTTACTGTAATTGCCCCAGCGTTGTTGGCTGTAACCACATTGTCTGCATCAGTAAGCGCAAGAGTGTATGTTGTGCCTGTCTGAGCAGAGATAAAGTTACGCTGCTTAGATAGCGGAAAACCACCAGCGGTTGTTCCATCGTGTACGACAACAACTTCTTTGTCGGTATCTACGGTTACTTCTGCTAGTAATCCAGTAAAGGAAGCGTGCTGTGCTGTTGTTCCTCTACGGCGTTGAAATGCAAATGACATTAGATTGTACCCCAATCGTATAGGTTAACCCACGAAGCGGAACTTCCGTTTGTGGAAAGGAAATAGCCGTTGTTACCTGTCTGGCTAGGAACGACATAAACGCTTGTTGTATTAAGCGATACTGTTACATCACCAGATGTACCACCGCCAGATAATCCAGTACCAGCGGTTACGCCAGTAATGTCACCTGGGTTTGGTGCAGCCCATTTTATACCGCCAGTCTGCGCTGAGTCAGCCATGAGGATGTATCCATCCACACCAACTGCTAGACGGGCTGCGGTATCTGCAGCGCTACCAACAATCAAGTCACCCTTGGCATCAATGATGCTTGCCTGTATTGCTGTGGTGACTGCTGCTGCAGCCGATGCTGCAGATGTGGCTGCTGCTGTTGCAGATGCTGCAGCACTCGTTGCCGAGGTTGCTGCTGCAGTTGCACTTGCTGCTGCGCTTGTGGCGCTTGTGGCTGCTGCTGTGGCTGAGTTAGATGCGCTAGTAGCGGATGTTGCTGCAGCGGTAGCAGATGCCTGGGCAGAGGTAGCAGATGTTGCAGCACTTGTGGCTGCAGCCGTTGCTTGGTCTGTGAGTGTAACGATAGAGACATAGGTTCCAGTAGTTGTGTCTGGGTCTGTGATGTCACCCATGTCACGAACGATTCCTGAACCAGTTTGATTTACTACTGATGAGTAACTTGCTGCAGCACTAGATGCTGATGTGGCTGCAGAGGATGCGCTGGCTGCAGCGCTTGTGGCGCTAGTAGCAGCAGCACTTGCTGAGTTAGCAGCAGCCGTTGCATAAGAAGCGATTGTGGCTACAGAGTTTGCTGCAGCCGTTGCGCTAGCAGCAGCAGATGTAGCCGAGGTAGCAGCAGCGGTAGCGCTGGCTGCAGCCGAGGTTGCACTTGTAGCAGCAGCAGTAGCACTAGCAGATGCAGAAGTTGCTGATGTTGCAGCAGCACTTGCTGATGTAGCAGATGCTGTAGCGCTGTTCGCTGCAGCAGTAGCAGAGTTGGCTGCGCTTGTAGCACTTGTTGCTGCAGATGTAGCACTAGCAGCAGCAGAGGCTGCACTTGCAGCAGCGCTGGTTGCTGAGCCAAGGATGCTATCTACATAGTTCTTTGGTGTAGCAGATGTGTCAACCATGCCTGCGCTAGACAAACCAGTGATAACTGGGCTACCTGAAATGGTAGGGCTAGTAATTGTAGGGCTTACGAATGTTGCAGCAGATGCCGTGATGCTACCTGTAAAGGTTCCACCACTAATAGTTTTACGAGTAAGGGTTTGCTCTTTAGTAGTACCAACAACAACACCATCGCCAGTAGCAATACCGTGAACATGTGTCTGGTTAGCAGCGATAAGGATTGTCTCGTCAATGTCATAGCCACGGGCTGCAATGTGGTTCTCTGATTCGCGGAAGTCGCGACCAGAAACACCGTGTCTTACGACAGCACCTGCAGAGTGGGCTACAGCCTGAGTATTGTCAGAGCCACGAGTTACAGTAAGGGTTGTTCCACTACCTGCGGTAACGGTAACAACTTCTTCCTTAGATGTATCAGGGTCAACAAGAAGTGTGTATGGGTAAGATGTTGGGAAACCAGATATTGAACCAACGATAAAGGAGGTGTTTGATTGTCCCTGTGATTGTGCTGGGATGGATGAGCCAAGCGCGGTTTCTACTGCTGTAGAGGAGTAATACCGCGCTGGTGAGCCTGGGTCGCCTGCTGCCATTTATGCTGCCTATCTCTGGTAGTGGGAACGAAGTGGATGTTGACGGCGCTGGTTGTCCGCTACTTCATTTAAACGCTGCTGGTAGATGTTGTATAGGAATCGGGAAGCGTTCTGTCCTGAACCTACTGGGGTTACGCCATCAAGAACATCTGCTGCTGCAGACTGTGGACCAAGGCGTGATGGGTCTAAGAATGAAACCATACGGAAGGCTGCGCCATAGATGACAACATCTTCTGAGTATGAAGGTAAACCTGTAACTGTTGCGTAATCAGAGTTCTCATCTGTAAGTAGGGTAGGGCGCTTTTTGTATGTCACATGGACTGTCTGCCCTGGGGTAATACCTGCGTAGATGCTGATGCTCTTTGTACTTGTAAAGGCATCGCTATCTGCAGAGTGGTCAAGTGTGTAGCCACGGACTGGGAACCACTCGCGTGATGGACCTACTGTTGAGTAGGTTACTCCGAGGACTGCCTGGAAGTCTGCTGGCAAACTGTATGTAGTACGAGCAGCGATGAAGTCAAAGTCTGTTGAGCCGATAGCAAAGACCATTGGGTACATAGCATCAATGGTGTTGTTAATAGCCTTCTTGATTTCTGCTCGTGGAAAGATTGGGCTGGCTGTCACCTTGGCATTGGATGAGTGGGCTGCTGCAGTAGTACCGCGCTGACCACGACCCCAAGGGGTAAGGCTAAGTGTGTTAGCCACATTGTCTGTGGTGTTGACAAAGACAATCTCATCGTCAATCTGGACAAAGCCACGACCCATGCCACTTGCATCTGCCACATTGAGTGTGGTTGTAGTGGAAGTAGCAGAGGTGGTTAGCCAAGAGGTTGGCTCAACATTGTCTGTGTAGCCATGGAGTACAGACTCCACACGCTCAATCAACTGGGCATAGTTACTCATAGGTTAATACTCCTTAGGGCAACTACTGCCGATAGTCCACTGGTGCCAGCAAGTTCATTGCAGATGGCATTGAGGTTCTTATAGTTGTTTGGCTGGCGAGAAGCGCTAGCCTTGTAATTGAGGGCAGCAATAATGCCTAGACCGTTTGTACCAGCCCAGGCGTTAGCAGCCCCCTGAGGGGCCTCGTAAGCCGTATAGACGGGATATGTACCGCCATTGGCTAAACGGTTAAGTTCATCTGTAAGGGTGCTACCTGCTGCTCCTGTTGCCATTACTTAGCCTTTCGCTTCGCTGCTGCGTTATCTACAAGGTTTGGATATGGTCGTCCAGCCTTCTTAGCCATAGCCTTAGCCTTGGCCTTCTGTGCTGGCGTTAGAGGTGTGGACTTCTTCTTAGGGTTTGGCTTATCCCAAAATGCTTTCTTCTTCACCACTTCACCTTGTCTGCCCAGTACGCTGCTGACATCTTGCCTTTGGCAATGTTCTTAGCGTGACGGGCTTTAAATGATTTCTGACGGGCAGAAGGTTGTCTGTCTCCTGTGACACCTTGCTGACCGAAACGGATTGTTTTTACTTCTGAGCCTGACTTGGCAACCACCACATGAGACTTGGTTGGGTGGCTTGGTGTGCGCTTAGGCTTATTGAAGCCAGAGACACCAGCACGGGCTAGCCGTGGGTCTTTCTTGGCTGGCATTACTTCTTCTTCTTTGCCATCTTTGCTTCGCTCATGGCGATAGCAACTGCCTGCTTGCGAGACTTAACTGCTGGTCCACCCTTGCCTGACTTAAGTGTTCCGCGCTTGAACTCGCCCATGACTTTAGCGACCTTCTTAACTTTGGCTGACTTCTTCATTACATATCCTCGTTATCGTAGTCATCTTCCATCTCAAGGCGAGAGCCTGTACCGACTTCACCGAGGCGCTGGATTGGCTTGTTGTATTGCGCTACATTTGCAGCAGGTGGGGCAGCGTTAACTTTTCTTCCGCCTACACCGTATGGGCTGACTGTTCCGTAGCATCCACACTTAATGCACATTATTTTCTCCTTTGGACTTTGAGTTGAACTGCTCCGCCTACCGAATCGTTATAGTCTGCGGAAATCTGTATAGCCTTCTCTGCTGCTTCTTTAGCGGAGTTAATGTCCGTAGGCTGTGCCATTACTACAGCGCCTAGCGCTACGGCACCGCCTGCTCCTACTCCGTAGTAGCCACGGTCATCTTGTGACCAAGAGAAGTAATGGTCAACCTCAAATATCTTGCCGTTGATTACGAACAAGGCATCCCATCCTGACTCCTTATCGGAGGCATCTACGATGTAGCCATTGTCTGCCATTGCCTTGCGTAGCGATGGTATTACTGTTCCTACTAAGAACTCAACGGGGTCCTTTGTGTAGGCAATTCTTGGTGGAGTCCAGTTGTATCCTGCAATGTCTGCAGCCTGTGAATCTCCTGCGAAGCCATAGATATAACCTGACTTCTCAAATATCTTGAGCATGGCAGATGACTCATACTTTCTACCATTGTATGTAATCAGTGAGTCTGCTGCGATTACCGCACAGTCATCTAACTGAATACCTACGATGGCTGTCATCTTTACCCCTTATGCGCCGTATGCCTTACCTGTTTTATTTGAAATTTCAACTGCCTTCTGGACTTGCTTCATGCTAGTTCCAGCAGGCTGTATGCCCTGTTCACGGGCTGAGCGATATGCCTTAAGTTCTGCATCCCACTTTGTGGTGGACATACTGACACTAGAGTTGGCATCGCCTACGCCAAGTTGTAGCGTAGAAATCTTGCACCCAAAACATCCTTCAACATATTCAGGGTGTGTCTGCTGTTGATGTAGATTCATGCTGGTGTGATGTACTCCCCATAGCCCTGCGCTGTGAGGGCATCTGCTGTTTCTTGTGTGATAAGAGTCTTAGTACCACCAAGGTAGAACTCAGTAGCGGTGGCAATATCTGTCTGTGCTGGGTAACGGTATGAGGAATAGATGCCGTTAACTCTTAAGACAGAAACTCCCTTGTTGATATTGTAGCGTGAGAACAATGGACCATCACCCATTGGGGTTTCCGTGACGGTGGGTGTAGTAAAAATATATTGAGTCATATTGTCCTATTCTGTTGCAGAGGATGGGGCTTTCGCCCCACCCCCCGACAACTACTGCTTAGAGAGCAGCGATTGATGAACCTGATTCGATGCGGTATAGAGCAGCCTCGCGGTAGCGTGACCATCCGATTACACCGTACCATCCGATTGGACGGAAGCGCATCAACTTATCGGTGATTGGTCCGATAACAACTGATGGCTCTTGTGCAACAGCCTCAGCCAATGCCTGCTTTCCAGCAAGGATTGTGTCGAATACGCGTGTTACAGGTGTGACTGTGACAACAGTTGTTGCTGTAACTGCAGCAGTGTTTGCTGTGTCAACAGTAATTGTTGCTGTGCTACCTGAAACTGTGATTGCAGAAATCTTTGCACTAGAAGCGATGCCTGTTCCTGAAATCTTGTCGCCGACCTCTGCACGAGATGCGATGACTGATGTTGAAGCAACACCGAAGGTGAAGCCTGCTGATGTACCAGCAACAGTTACTGCTGTTGTAGCGAGTGCTGTCTGGTCTGCACCTGCCTTGGCTGAGAACATGCGTGGGTTTTCAATGAAGAAAGCACCTTCGTATGTACCGATTGAACCTGCGAAGAGGTTGCCAAGTGATGCATCTGTGTGCTGGTGAGTATCACGCCAGCCGACATTGCCTGTCTCAGCACGAAGGTCGTGTGAAACTTCTGGGTGGATACCTGTCCAGTAGAGGCTTCCTGCACGAGGAACAGCCTTGTTTGTGCGCAACTTAGCAACTGCCTTACGAAGGTTAGCAGATGTGATAGTCATACCTGCTGTAACTGTTGCTGTTGATGTTGCTGCACCTGAGTAGATAACATTGGTGCCGTTGACGAGCGCTTGCTGTGCAATGTCGTCAAGTGAGTCAGCCATGTTGTAAGCGATGATGTCAGCGATTGCTGGGTCAACATCTGAGAGTGAGAGCAACTCCAACTTACGGGTTGCAAGTGCTGCGTTACCCTGTTCGTTGAGAGTTACTGATACTGTAGAAACATCTGGTAGTGCTACTGCATCTACATCGGTTGTCTCTGAGAGAGCAGCAGTTGCTGCAGCCAAGTCATTGTAAAGTGAGAATACAACGCTTGAACCTGGCATCGCCTGCTGAACTGGGCGCTTGTCCGCTACTGCACGAATCATCGGCGTATCGCGGAGGGCAAATTCTACATAACGGTCATAAGCGGTCTTGACAAGACCAGCCATAGACGAGGTATCTGTATATGCCATGTGGGTTCACCTCCTGGTGATTGGTTAGTTGGTTGGGTTAATTACAAACCAAGGAGTGCATCTAGTTCATCGCGTGACTTTGCTTGAAGAACTCTTGACATGGAATCACCGTCTAGGCTTGGAGCCTGACCTGTTGCAACCATGTTGTTGATTCTTGCTTGAGCAGTCACATCCTGAGACTGTTGTGTTGGCTGAGATTCAGCCTGGGTTGTTGCACCAAATACATCGCCGTATTCGTTAATCCACTGGGTGATTGCTTCTTCCGAAGTATCAATATCCCCTGGTACGAAGGCTGCAATCTTTGGATAGTGGTGTCATCATCTTCGTCATCGTATTCATAGTTGGTAGCCATCTACCTATCTCCCTTTGTTAGTTGTATTCGCAATCCACAATGCAGTTCGGGGAAACCACATTGGCTATTGCTCCCAGTCTTATACGCCCCCCTGGGCTGGTCGGTCAGGGTGGGGATTCTTTATATGAGGTCGCTGGACTTAAGCGATGTGCTTGTCACACCAGAGCGACCACCGAAGCGTGTAACTGATTCACGCTCGGCACGCTTCTGTGAAGCAAGTTGGCTTTGAATATCTTTACCAACAGTTCCTCTGATTGCCTCAAGTTCTGAGTAGGCAGTACCTTCAATACGAGCCAATCGTGATTGCTGGTCTGCAAGATACTTGGCCTGCTCGAAGGATTGCTGGATTGTCTGGTAATCCTGCTCACCAACTGCACCGCGAAGTTCCTCGGCAACTGGCATAGATACCGCTGTCTTAAATCCTGCAGATAAACCAGCAGCACCAATCTCAGCAAGGCGAACCTGCTTCTTAATAACATCCATACCCTTGATAGGGTTCAATAGGTATGCAGTCAAAGCGTTGTTATCTACCTCTGGGTAGAAAGTCTTGAACTGTGCAATAACATCTGGGTTATCCTTGACACGAGTTGCAGCAAGGTTGACTCGCTCTTCAAACTCACGAGGGCTAACTAGGTTAGCAATATAGGTGCCAAGTTCTTTACGGCTTCCAAGGACTTCTGGCTCCAAGCCATAAGCAGCAAGGGTCTGTAGGTAGCCCTTTTCCATTGAGATATATGTAGCCTCTGATACAGCCTGACCTGCCTCACGCAAAGCCTGCATACCAGGAAAGCGCATCTTGTAAGCCTCTGTCTTAGGCAGTTCTAACTTAATCTGTGAAGGGCTGAGGTCATCTCTAATGAATCTATCAACCACATCAGCCAAATCACCTAGACCAAACTCAGACAATGAAGCGCGAAACTCTTGCTGTGCTGTACGGCGCTGTGCGGTTTGGCGGTCTTTCTCTGCTGCAAGAGCATCTGCCTTAGCCTTATCAGTCTCTGCTCTAGCCCTGTCAGAAGCACGAGCATTTGCACCTACAGCCCATGAAGAAACAAATGCGCTTAACTCTGCAGCGCTATTAAAAGTTCTTGTTGCACCAGTCTCTGGGTCTGTCCAGGAAAATGTTTGTGGCTTTACATCTTCGGTTTCTGGATTAACATCTGGGTCCTCGCCTTGACCCAAATCCATTTCACCTGTGCCAACAATCTTGCCATCACCTGTAATAGGCTCTTGAAGGTCTGTTAATGTGGTATCTATAGTAATGACTGGAGCAGGTTCTATCTTTGCTGCAGGACCTATCGCTGCAAGGTATGCCTCGTATGATTCTCTTTCATTTGGCGGAAGTCTTTTTTGTAAGTTGTTCCACTCAATTCTAGTCATTGCCATGCGTTACCCCATAAATCCAAACATTTTGGCAATATCAAGTGCTGTATTGCTGTATGTTTCTTTAGCGTTTCGTGTGTACTGCCACATTGGGTCCTGCTTAAGTTGCTTAGTAAAGTCTGAAAAGGTACGAGCATTGCCAGAGTTGCCGTCAATTACCTTGCCCATTAGGTCATTCCATGTAATGGCTGTTGAATCAACCTCAAGAAGGCTAGCCATTTGCTGGCGGTAACTATTTGTTACCTCATAAAGATTGCGACCCTGCTGTAGCGCAGGCAAGAAAGGCTTGTTCTGTGGTGCATCGTAAGCCATATCTTTTACTGTCTTAAGCCAATAGTTTACATCACGACCATCTGTTGGGTCGAGCAATGATGTGTTAATAGTCTGCTTCATGGTCGCATCTAGTGGCACACCATAGAGAAATGCCTGCTGTGCAACGCGGTCATAATAAGAACCAAGGGTTCCGCCACCAGAGAATACAATGCTTCCCTGGGTTGAAAGGTAGTTCTCTAACTGGTCATCATCCCAGTTGTTCTCAATCGCCTTCATAGCGATGCCCTTGAGATACTCTGAGTTATCAGTTACCTTGCCAGTTGTAGGGTCAATTTGCTTGAGTTGAATACCCAATGTCTCCAACTTACCAAGCATGGAGTCCATTGTGTTCTTGACTTTTTCAGCAAAGGTTGAAGCGTTGCGCTTATCGTGTGTATCTAAGAAGAACTGGCGCATACTTGGAAGGGTTGTTTGCCACCATACGGTGCCCTCAAGGGCTTCCATAAAGGTGTTCTCATCCCACTTCTCAGTCTTTGCACGCTTTAGAAGTCCATCAATCTCAGCCTTCTGAGTCTTATCCTCAAGTGTTGCAAAGGTTGAGCGAAGGTATGAAACCCATAGTTCCTTAACATCTTGCCCAGGAGTCTCGTCAGAAGGAGTCTGCTTCCCCTTATCTCCATCAGTACCAGTAGGCCGAGGAGTTTTTTTGTTTGGAGTTGCATCTACTGTGTCTGGGATTCCATCGCCATCTGAATCTTTTACACTAGAAGTTCCCTCAACAACAATACCGTTTTTGTATGTCTTTCCCTTGTAGGTTCCAGAATAGTTCTCACCATTGAGCATCAATGGCTTGTCTTTAGTTCCGCTTCCTACATAACCACTTGCACTAGAATCGCTCTTACCAAGGTCCTCGCTAGCCTGCTGGCCCTCAAGTTCAGTAATTTTATTCTTGGCCTTATTAGCAGCCTCTTGGTCGTTGAGTGCTTCGGCACGAGTCTGTGCATCTTTAGCCTTTTGAAGTTCTTTGGCACGAGCAGCAGCACGCGTTTTATTGCGAGATGCATTTATCTCATCGTTAACTTTTTTGAAGTCAATACGAAGTTGCTTAAGGGCTGCATCAGCCTTTTTGTACTCAGGGCTACCAACTTTGGCAGACTTAATAATCTGCTCATTTTGGTAGATAGCCAAACCATATTGGCGTAACTTATCCTCAGGCGATTGGACTTGCGGTACTCTTGGGTCTGCCATTACGCCTGTGCCTTTCTAACATCTTCTGCAATACGGTTATAGATAGCATCCATGTACTTGTTCTCTTCACGGATGGTAAACTCTTCGCCACCTTGTACTAGGTCAACGATTGCCTGCTGACGGGCAGAGGCACTTGTATCTGCAGCCTGACTAAGAAAGACATTAACTGCCTTAGACTTCTCAGCCCCTACTGCATTACGGCCAAGCAGTTGCTGATAAACAGACTGGACATAGGCTGCTGCATCTTGTGTGGTGTACTTAGGGCCAGAGGCTACATCGCCACCAAGACCTGCAGCCTGTGCTGCGGAAACAAGTGCTGCTAGGTCAACCCCAGTAGATGAGGCACCTGTACCTGCTGCTGTGCCTGATTCAGTCTTAGGCTTATTTTTATCTGTTACAGCCACTTATACCACCACCGTATCATTTATGAAATAACGATTCAAGAACTCTTCAAACTCTGGGCTTTCTGCAACGAGTTGTGTGCGTACTTGGTCAAGTACATACACAATGTCAGCATTGCTTTTAGCAGTAAGCATGCGTGAACCGCCTGCCTTTTCGCGTTGTTGTAGCAATGAACCTAGTTGCTTACGAGCATCAAGATAGACAGCCATTGCCTTAACTACTGGACGATTACCGTTCTGTGCCATCCATGACTTGTCAGATAAAGCCTTCTCAAGTACCTGCGCACGGCGCTCATACTTACCTCTGTCTGGTGAGATGAACTCTGAGTACCACTCAAGGTTTGTCTCAGCCATCTGGCGAAGCCATAGTTTCTTAGCAGCGTTGATTCCATCTAAGGCTGGGTCAGTATCAGAGACGATACCGTTCTGAATCTTGTAGGTGTTAATCTGACCCATAAGTGAGTTGAACTGTGTCCAACCACGCTTGATGTTAGCATCGCGCAATAGTTCCTCAGGGGCACGATTCTGACGGTATGTATTCTTTGAGCCAGGATATGCACCTTGGCGATATTGCCATTGGTATGCAGCCTGACTAAATGTGTACTGACCATCAAAGTCGTTAGCAAGGAATCCAATAAGTTCTGAGTTATCTGATGCCTCAGCAGCAGCCATAAGCCCTTGATGCTTTCTTAAGTTACGAACAGTATCGAGGTTAGCCTCAAGCCCACCAGGTGACTTAGAAAGGCTGATAGTTGCCTCAAAGTAATCTGGGTACATCTCAAGGAACTTAGCCTCTGCCTCGCCTGGTCCGTACTGTGTAAGGAACTGGCGGTATGTAGCCTGATAGAAATCCATCTCTGGGCTAATCGCAACAGGTAGCGAGATTGAACCTAAAGCACGGAGCATGAAGAACTTGTTTGTCTTATCTTCAATTTCTTTTGCCGTAGGCTGGTCAACACGCTTACCGCTGTTAAAGTTGTAAGTCTCGTAGCGAAGCATCTGGTTATATGTACGCACATACAGTTCATCCTGTGTCCACATTGTGGTAAGACGGCGGAGTGCTGCAGGTGTGAACAAGTCAGAAACCTTTTGTGGCTGACCTGCTGGGAACAGCGGTCTAAACGCATCTTCTAGTTCAGGGCGACCACGAACAATCAGATATGTTGGAAGGACTGCGTATGGACCAAATCCTGGGTTTCCAGGCTGACCTTGAGTAATCACATCAAGAGATGAAAGCGGGATGCTTACACTCTTAAATGCGTTTTCTGCCACCTCTTGCCATTCCTTAGGAAGTGACTTGATAAATCCTTCTGGCACTTGTACTACAAGGTTAGCCATACCATCTTCTGACAACTTTCTAGCATCTGTGATGCGGTTGCCATCTTGGTCAATAACGGTCTGACCATTTACCACCTGAGCAATAGTACGACCAGCGGTTGCTACGGCCATTGGGTTTTCGGCAATGATGCCTGACCAACGCTTCATAGTGTTTTCGTAGGCTGCAAAGAACGGGAACATCAACTGCATTACTTGGCTAGATGATGCACGGCTACGGCGAACAATCGTAAAGAGTGTGCGCTCTACCTCACGGCGAGCCTCTTCACGAGCGCCACGGATAGCACGCTCAACCTCTTCACCAGTTAGTTTGTCAGAGCCTTTGCCTGCTGCTAACTGCTCAAGGTTAATCTTAACTCGTCTGTTATATGTAGCCTTTGCAAGTGGATGACGAGCAAATACATCTTCTGGTAGTGAACCAAGGAAGCGCATAACACGGCGGTTAAAGATGTCAATAATGTTTTCTTGGTCGCGGTATTCCTTAGATGTGGTTACAAGCAACCCGTTAATCTCTGGAAGATTCTCTGGGTTAGAACCAAATCTATCGCGTAGCCAATTCTGGATGTCTCCACCTGAAATAACCTTGCCATCGTCTTGAACTCGGCTAAGGATTAAAGCGGTTTCTTCATCTGGAATATAAACCTTGACTGCACCACGAGTGATGTTAATCTTCTCAAGTAAGTCATCGTCTAGTTCGCCACCCTTAAGGGCAGTAAATCCAAATGCTTGGCGTGGTGTTGTGTATGTATCGTTGGCATATTTACGGCCCTCAAAGGAGCGAGTAAACCAGCGAAGGATGTCATCATCTGTTTGGCCGTCAAGAATCCTTCGAACAACAGGGTCCATGATTCCTGTCTCAGGGTCACGGAAGTGCATGTTCAAAATGTTGCCCCAAGCCTCAAAGTAGCGTGGGTCATTTGGCTTTACAGGTGCAACTGTACGGGCACCAATGCCCACACTAAATGCCATCTCCTGTGTACCAACCATGGCGTTCCATGTGTCCTCGGCTGAGGTACGACCCATGAACCATGATGCATCTTGGAAAACTTCTGGGACATTGTATTTAACGCCATTAGCCTCAACATCCATGTAGCCATAGCCTGTGCGCTGCTTGATAGCGTTTGACTCAGCACGAGTAATAGCAGCGCCAAGGCGCTCAGACATATCATCAAGGTGTGCATGTGTTGCTGTGTAGAGGCGAGCAAGGTTTTCTGCAGCATCTTCAACACCATTGTTAATCATGGCGTTTACATTGTCCTTATCGTAATAAGGAGATACAGATGCCTTTGGCCTACGCTTTGCTTTGCGTGCTTCCTTGAGAGCATTACGGCGCTCCTTAGGAGTAGCCATAAGTTGCTCAAGACCCTCTTCTGGTAACTCCTCAGCAGCCTGAATCTGCGCACGCTGTTCCATTTCTGAAACTGTGCGAGTTACTTCGCGGGTACGACCCTGCTTATTAACTGCCTCTGGCAATACGATGTAGGACAATCCACCTGCACGCTTGTCGTCAAGGACAGCAGCAGTTCCATATCCATTCTCACGAAGGTACTTATAGATGGGGTCCTTCTGGTCTTGCCAGCCTTTGGACTTTATCCATGCCTTAAAGTTAGCGTTCTTTCCACCGAACAAAGACTGTACATCTGCAGGCAGTTCGCTCCAGCGGGTCATAAACAATGACGGTCCATAAACACGCATTGGCTGAACATTGCCCTTAGATTGATTTACGCGAAATACTGGTCGGCGTGACCAATCCTTGAATAGAACTGTTTCAAACTCATCTGTTTCAAGGGCTAGTACAAGTGTTTCATAGTCAATAGACTTAACTTCAACCCACTTTGAACCACGCTTAATTTCAACCTTAGCACCGCTGTTAACGGCATCAATCATATCTGATTGCATCTTAAGCATTGCTTCATTAAGTACATCTTCACGCTTGGCAGAAGGAACTCTAGGTTCTCTTGTCAAACTCTTCATTACATCTGGTTCTAGCAAATCACGAGGATTTGGATTGCCAGGAATATATCCCATTTTATCTGGAATAATTTTTGAAGTTATACCAGTACCTTTTAAATTTTTTGTTGATTTATATGCTTTAACAATAGCAACTGGAACAGAATCAAGTCCAGCATTTAATGCTGCTTGTAATCTATGATTACCTTCTCCTAGTTTAAGAAGCAACTCACCACTATCACTAACATAATACTCAAGAACTAAAGGGTTTGAAAATCCTTTGCCAGACTTTAAATCATCAGTAATCTTTGCAATAGTTTCAGCACTATAACCAGGAGTTGCTTCTAAACCAGCACGGTCAAATTCTATAAACTTTTTAATATAGTCTGTTTTAACTAATGCAACACCATAGGTATTTTCCATATTTGGATTTAGGCGTTGAATCAATTTTACTTCATCTAGCGGTGCTAGTGTGCCAGCCTTGCTTAATGGTTGTTCACCCAAACGACCAGGGCGACCAGTCTTAGTTGGGATGTACTGTTCAACAGAAACAACCATTCCGCCTTCTGCATAGCGCCGAGCAATAGCAGGAGAAGCAGACATTGCAATGGAGCGTGACTGGTCAAATTTAAATGCAGCCTCAGGTGAGCCGTGGTAAAGAGTGACTGACTCTAAATCAGCAAGTACGCCCTTAAGGGTGCGAACCTCATCCTCAACAGTTAACGGACCAACGCCTGCGGTGAAGCGTAACTTAAATGCATCGCGCTCAAGTTCACCAATGCGAGTAGTAATTGCCTTGGCTAGTTGCTTACGGCTCATGTCAATAGCGCGGAGTTTGTCCACCTCTGACATAAACGCATACTGCATTGTTGGCACATCATCTATGCGACCAGCGCGTACATTTACATTGTCAATAAGACGATTGAATCCAACCTTACGGTTGTTAAAGAATCGGTTGACTGCATCCTTGCCACCTGCTGCAACCATTGCTGGCATAGCAAATCCTTTAGCCAACATAGATAGTTGTGCTTCGGTAAGGTTACGCACGGTGTATCCAAGGCGCATAAGTACAGAAGTCTTAAAGATGTCATTGATAGTACCAAGGGCTGCAAGTCCCTTATCTGTACGAAGAGTCAAATCCTGAACATCAATGCCGTCTAGTAGTCCTGGCAGCACACCTTCGTGTGAGCGAATAGCACGGGATAACTTACGCATATCTGCAATGATTGAGTAGTTAGCAGACTCACGCTGTAGCACAGGTGATACCGCATTAACTACCTGACCATTCTCAAGGTATGAGACGAAGCCTTGGTCGCGGTGGGCCTTAATACGGGAAGCACGGCGATAGTCAAAGATTGCATAAAGGCTATCAATAGTTGCTGCATCGTAGTTAGGAAAGAGAACCGCAAAGGATTCTTTCTCAGCACGCTGGATAATTCCATTGCGCTCGCCAGCAGATGCTGCACCAAGGTACTCGTCTGCATACTGTGCAGCACGAGCGCCAAATGAACCCTTAGATAGGTCATTGACCTCACGAAGGAAAGCGTTAAATTCTGTGTATGAGTCACCATCGTTAACATTAAAGACACCGCTTGGCATCTCGTCCTTGAAGTAGTTAACTACCTTAATGACTGGATGCAGGCTTGTCTTTTGTATTAAGACAGATTCTGGTTCAGCAAATGTACGAGCAGCCTTAGCCTTTGACTTCTCGGCAAGTTTACCCTCCCAAGGTCCACGGCTAAATCCGTACTTGAATTGACCGCCAGTTTGTACAGTCTCAAGTGCTGCACGGAAGCGGTCATCTTCTGTTGCTGCTTTAGCAATGTAGCCCTGCAATACCTCGTTGTACTTAGGTGAGGTAATTAAATCCCCATCGGACTTACCCTCAAGGTACATACGATGTGGATGTGGCACATCATTAAGCGCATCAAATACTAAACCAGCCTCAGAGTCAGCATCAGCAATTTTAGAGATTGCATCTGTGTCCTTGTACATAACAGCGCGGAAGGTGTCAACAACTTCTTCCCTTGACTGGGCACGACCAAAGAGGTATGCCATAGCATCAGGGTTTGTGACTTTCTTCTTACGCCAGTATTCGTACTGTTCTCTAGCATTTGAGTTTGTAAGAAAGTTAATGTCGGTAAGTGCTTCGCCTTTACCATCAAGGGCCTGAACAAGGATATTGTCAAGGCGCTCTTCTGTCATAGCAAACTTACCAAATACTGCACGAGCAGTCTTGCCAGAAATTGTATCTAGCATCGGAGCCTTAGAAATAATAACTGCACCTTTGCCAATAAAACCTGTAAAGGTTAATGGGTCAATAAGTGTTGATGCAGTAATGTCCTGAATACCTGAAAGGAACTTACCTGTGTACTGGTTCTGAAACGCAGCCTCACGGTCCATTGGGTCAAACAGGTCAAAGCCAGCAGATAAAAACTTAAGGTTGTTATCTGTCCAGTCCTGGAGCCAGCCTGACTTATCGCCAGAGTTTTTTCCAGGAGAAAGAACTGAGAGAGTCGCCTGTCCCAAACTGATGTTTTCTTTTTCGCGCTCAACGCGTGCGGTGTAGTCGGCGTATGACTCGTTCTCGTTCTTAAACTTGTTGTACATAAAAGGTTGGTCAAGGATTGCTTCAACACCTTCACGGCGTACCTTGCCACCTAATTCGTATGATGCTTCACCAACTGCAAGTAGTCCACCTACAGCAGCACGAACTGGTGTGGTTGCAACCTTGACTGTGTTCTTAGCAAGGTTAATACCATCTACATACCACGGGTCATCATTTGAACCAGCAGTTGCTAAATCTTTGAATAGTCCAGGCAAGCCAGTAAAGTCAATGGCTCCCTTTGCCATCTTGCCAAGGTTTTCAACCCAACTCATTGAGCCTGTCCCTGTATCTGGCTACGGATGTAGCGATACCAGTTACGAGTGGCATTAGATGCCTGTGGGGATTCTGCTACCTTTGCATAGAAAGGCAAGTAAGCAGCAAGTGCTGCAATATCTTCGTTGTTCTGTGCTGCAAGCATGGCGGGTGCTGCCATAACTTCTTGACCTGCATTAGGTCCAAGTGCTGCGCCTGTATCTACTCCTTCTTCTGGGTAGAGTGTTGGAGCATTGAGAGGAACAATATCGCCAACTGGCATCTTAGGTGTAACAGGATTGCCTCTATTTGGCAACTGTACGCCAGACTTTGACATTGTGGCTTGAGTTTGAAGTTCATAAAAATCTCCTGCGTTGTCAATACCTGCAGCATACTGTGCTGCTTGTCCACCTGAACCTGCACCGCCTGTTGCGGATACTTGGAAATTTTGATTTGCTTTCTCTGCCATGATTACCTCTATGCTAAATTAGCGCTCTTGTGAATAATTAGTGAGCAGTTTTGCAACTTGCTCAGGTTGGTTCCTGCCACTTGTTTATAGTCGCTGTACATTGGCGACTGCGCGAAATTTATTTACTTGTTCTTTGAACCGCGTGTGCCACTTGGTGGTGTGGTCTGATATACCTTACCACCCTTAGATGATGCCTTCTTCGCCATCATTGGCTTCTGTACATTTGGCTTTCCTGCAGAACCCTGGTTAGCAGGCTTCTTGCTGTAGCCCTTCTTAAGTGCTTTCTTCATTTGTTCACCTCCTTACGCTGGTAGTCGTCTGATTAGCGATGCCTGCAAATTAGGTTCGCCTCGCTGGGTTAAACTTGCTAGTAAGGATTGAACATCTGGTCTGCCACCAGGTGCAATCTGTCCAGGTGCTACGCCAACCATACGACCAGTTGGACTTAGACCTTCGGGAAGTTGCCCCTCACCTGGAGGGACCGCGCCTGCTTGCCCGATAATTTCGGGACTTACACCCTCAGGGGTCAACTCACCAGGTGGGGGATTCTGTGGTTTAAACGCATCAGAAACCGCAACCTCGATAGAGGTACCCTTCTGGCGTTCGTTAATCACATAAGATAACTTATAGAGAATATCCGATGGGTCTTGACCTTGAGATGCAAGCGCTGGAATAGCCTGTGCATAGGAAGCAATCGCTTGCTTCATGGCATCGCGTAGTTCTTCGGTGTCAACCTTCTCTTCTTCTTGTGTTGCATTGAAGGAGAAAGGCATTTGACGGCGAAGGAAGTCGCGTGAAATCAACTTGTCACCGCGTGCCTGTAGTCCAAAGACCAAGGCGCGGTTAGGGTCAAGTCCTGCCATCAAGCCATACTGAACATCAACAGTGTAATCACCGTCAATGTCACGCTTTGGCTTGTACTTAATGTTGTAAGGAGTACCGTTGCGTGTACCGCGTAGGTTCTTCTCTACATCACCAAAAATCTTTTCGTCAACCTTAAGTGCAAGGCTGAGCAATTCGACAAAAGCACGAGCAAACATTGCATGTGCTGTCTTAATCTGGGTATCAAAACCACCCATAAGTGCCTGAACACCACGGCCTGTAACGATTGAAGCATCAATGTTACCTGTACGAGACTCAGGATAGCGTGAACCTAGACGGAGTTCGCCTTCGAGAACCTGCTGTTGAGCAAATGTTCCACCAGGAATCTCAATAGATACACGGCGTACATCCTGTGGGCGCTCTGTTTGGATAACAGCATCTGGGCCAAGGGCCAAATCTGATACATCGCGTGGCACAACGATAGGTGCCTGTACTGCCTTAGTCGCTGCCTCAAGAGAAAGCAGTGCATAACGAGCCTTTGCAACCTGAATTGCAAGTACATCGTCAAACTGTCCGCGTGATTGGCTGTCAATAGATGGGCGCTGTACAACACGAACCATCACTTCGCCAAGAGCATTGGCTGCTCGGTCAATAATCAAGTTATTGCGTGATGGAATAAACAAAACATCTTGGTCTTTGTCGTGGTAACGCACAACTTCAATCTGGGATGAGTCGGTGTTCTCGTCTTTGTCGTAGATGATGTGGGCATACTCTGGGTATGCAGCCATCAATTCGCTAACAGACTTCTGAATACGCTGATAGAAATACTGAACTCGACCAAAGCGGTCAATCATTGGGTATGAACCGTAGGAATCTAAGAAACGGATGCGTGGCATCTGGGCATCTAGGTCATATTCAACCTGTGCAGGTACGAATCCGTAGGTTACATAGCGGTCTGCTGCGTTAAACATCTGGGTCTGCAAGTCAGAGAAGTCAACGATTCCGTTAACAATCTCTTCGCGCTTGTCAGCCTTCTTGCGTTCCTTCTCAGAAACCATAGTAGGTGAGTTGCAGTTAAATGCAGGTAGTGGTGCGATTACTTCTGATAGGTCGCGGGCTGAAATATCAACCATGTTCGCAACGATAGGGTTCTCAAACGGTCCGTCTGGGAATAGGTCAGGGTACACATCGCGCATACGACCCTTGCGAACAAGGAGGACATCTTCCATGCGACTGTCGCGCTCGGCAAAGACTTGCTTGACAACGAGGAAGTTATCTTTAATTTCGTCTAAAGATTTAATCGCACCCACCTCCAGTTCTATGAATAGTTATAGTCATTTAAGTTGACAGTTATCTGTCGTGATTGGTCGTACTTTGTATGAAACATATTCATACGATTGTGTGTTTTTGCAAAGTTTGATGCGTTTGTAAGCCTGTCTCGGCAGCCAAGTTCAGCAAACCAGAAAGCCATGACGGTATCTGTCTTTTGCGACTTAGGTGCATCTGGGTACCAGGTTACAAGTTGCTCAATAAGAGTCTTTAAACCTTCTGATGCATGGGTTGATGGGAACTCAATAAGCGCTCTGCCATCTTCCCAACCGTGAAAGAGGGTCGTCAGGGATGCAACTCCGAAGTTGGTGTCCCATTTGTTTTGACCCGTATGATGTTCGCGTAAAATTGCACCCCGTGACGACAGGTATTCCCGTACCTCACGGTCCTGAGTGAGCATTGTTTGAAAAGCGTTCTTCTCAACTCGCCACTCAGAAACTCGATATTTATCTGTCCAGCCTTTAATCAGTTCTCGTATCTCATCTGGCTTCATGCCAGGCTTGTTAGATACATCTAGCAGATAACGCTTCTGTGTAGAAACATCAAGTGCTAGGCATACGGCTGCGGTATAACCAGAGCCTGCTGGGTCTAGTCCTGCTACAACAATCAATCCATCCATACCGTTGTAGCGAACGCCGTTCTTACCCCTTGGAATAATTCCAAAGTTGCGAGCGCCATTGATAACACCCTTGATTGCGGTGCTTGGAAATGCTGAATCTTCGTGTACCTGCTGTTGCTGGTAAACCATTGCCCATAGATTTGGGGATATACGGGAGCGCTTCTTGTGAAGTGCGGGTCCATCCCACTTGCTATACAGCCCGTCATCGTCAGGTACTCCCTTACCAGATACGGGTGGCATGTTGGTCTTAGGCCAGAGTGTTACCCATTTGTCAGGGTCCTCGTCAAATTCTAAAACTGCAGGTTGTGCGAAGTAAGTCCATGGAGATTCTTCGTCTGGGTAGCGAATAGGGTCGCGTAGTTCAGAGTACAAGTCCCTTGGACGAAGGCGGGTACCGATAACCAGTAGGCGACCACCATCGTTGTCAATACGGGACATAACTTCGGACTGAATCCAGTCAATCTGCTTCTCGTACTCATGGGCGTTGGTATGGTCAACACAGTCGTCCATGATAATTAAGTCGGCACGGGCACCGTAGATATGACCACGGACACCGATAGCCTGTACGGTAGGGTCCTTTTCGCCTGAGTCACGAGACTCGGAGGATAGGTAAATTAAATCCTGCTTCCATGAATCAGACCCTTTTTGGAATCCCCCTGGCGGACCAAAGGTAAGTTGCAAATCCTGATATTTAGGGTGTGTGAGTCTGTTCTTAATGGAGAGCAGGAATTTCTGAGCCATGGCCTGAGTCTTTGAGACTACCATGATACGGATGTTAGGGTTCTGACATATCCGATAGACAGCATAGTTGACCGTAATGGTCGTGGACTTTGCGTGTTCTGGAGGGGTGTTAACAATCAGTAGGTCTGGGCTACCCTCTTCAAAGGTAATGGCAGGATGAACATCCGAAGGTTGCCTACCCTCAAGTAGGTCAATCCAATGCTCTTGGTGCTTAAATACCTTGGTGCCTAGATATTTCTCTGAGAACTCTGGGAAGGGTGGTACTTCCCCTCTAGCCCCGCCAATTTCTCCACGGGCAGTCATACTACGGACTTTATCTACCTGGGTCGAGAACTCCTGGTCCATCTTTCGGTAGTATTCGTAGGTTTTGATACTACGGCCAACGGCATCCATGGCTCGTTGGACGGAGTACCCCTCCATTAAAAATTCAATAATTTGCTTCTTGATAGCATCGCTTCGATGGCTAGCAGCAGTTGTTCTTTTTCTCTCCATAGGCATACCGAAACGAAAGTATGGAAGTTTCGGGCTTATCTCCTAACCGTAGGCGTAGTCTAAACGAAGCCGAAGGTTAGGGCTTCTCTTAGGGTGCGACCCCAAGGGTCGCTGCTAGTGTGTGGAGAGGCTCCGATTATTTCGCCTCTCACTATACTATAGGTGTCCAAAAGGTCCTTAGCGGACACTTTTGTACAAAGTATTTTTAATTATTTTTTGCCTGCGGCAAAAGTGCTGTTCAGAGGCATATTGTGACCCCAGAACTATCAAA